AGTGAGTGCTTCGTTGTAGGCGTCAGAACCTACAACTGCACCATTGATTGCTTCGTTCAAAAGGTTCTGTGCTTCGGTTATGGCATCAGTTGATTCAATTAGTGCCAGTCGTGCTTCTTCGGCTGCAAGTTCTGCCTCAGTCAATTCCTCTTGTGCATCAATGAGGGCCTGTGGGTCAGCGGCTTCATTTGCGTCAGCAAGTTCCGTTTGGGCATCAGTCAAATTGTTTTGTGCATCACGCAAAGCGATGCTCGCCATTTCAATTTCACGGACATTGCCACGACGTTGCGCACGATCTAACTCTTTCTGTGCATCAGCAAGGTCGTATGTTGCTTTTGTGATGTTGTCTTGCGCTTCTTGAATTGTTCTTGGATCTGCAGCCTTTTGCAAATCAATGATCTTCTGCTGTGCTTCTGCGACGGCCTGTTGCGCATTTGCTAGACCGATGTTTGCTCGGATGCCATCTCTTTGTGCCTGTGAAAGATTGCGTTGCGCTTCTGCTGCCTGAGCACTGGATGCGCCGTACCCTGTGGTGACTTGATTGAAGTGTTCAAGCGCATCCGAAACAGCACTTTGTGCTGAGGCTAGGCCCTCGTTTGCTGAAGCAACATCCTTGATGGCTTTGACTAGGTTTTTGTTCGCTGTTTCAATTTCTTTGGTCGCTGATGCTAAAGCCTTCAGTTCTGAACCGTAACCCTTCAGTTTAGTAATGAAGTCTTTGAGTAACTCTGCAGCCGTTTTGATTGTCTTGCTTGAACCGCCACCACTACCACCGAAAGGGTCTGGAACGCTTAGAGAAGAGCCACCCATCTCGGCACTTCTGCGTGAACCTCCACGACCTGTCCCTTGAATATGATTGTTTATGGCGTTCGCCATAATTTTTGCTTTCCTTGTAACATTGTCAATCTTCAAGGCTGTGAGATCAAGTTTGAGGTTCAATGTGTCAATGTGTTCAACATCAGTTCCCCACGAAACAGCGTTCCATGCAGTAATCATTTTGTTGATACCCCAGATGATGCCGTTGATCAAAAACTCCCAAGCACCTAGCATCACATTGACATAACCCTGCATCCCCGTAACGATTGCGTTCCACACATCTTTTAGAACATCACGCAACCACTGCCATTTGATTGCCATAGCAATAATCGCAACAACGATCATTGCGATGACGGTAACAATCAAACCGATACCAGAAGCATTCCATGCAACACCAAACGCTGAAACAGCAACGGTTGCAACTGCTTCAGCAACAGCAAACGCATAGATTCCGATAGTCAATGCAGCGATAGCAGTAGCAACCCAATAAATCATTTCACCTGTGCCTTTGAGGTTGCCGATCCAATCAAGGAACTTGCCAGAAAGATTCCCGATGGCCGCACCCAAGCCTTGTTCACCAACAATGTTTGCAAACTCTGAGATGACAGGAACAACGGTTTCTGTTATCCAGTTCGCTAGATCTTCAAAGTAGGGCAACAACAATGTGCCGAGTTGTTCAGCAACATTCTCAATAGCAACCTTCATACGATCAAAGCCTGTTGCGGATGCGGCTGCAGTGCCTCCAACCTGTGACGCAACTTCATCTAAGATGAGTTTCTGTGCGCCTAACAAATCGCCTTGTTCAACAAGGTTCTTGATTGTTTCTTTTTGTGATTCAGTGAAGTTGATTCCTGCACGCCTCAAGGCTGTAATACCAGCAACAGGGTCACTGAGGGCCTTGCCGAGTTGCATCGCGGCCGATTCAGCAGAACCAAACACAGAACCCAAGTCTTGTGCGAGAGTGACGGCTTGACTGAAGATGTCGTTGTTTGCGCCTGTCTGGTTCTGCACTTGTTTGAATGTCAATAGTAGGTTTGCTGATTTCTGAATGAGTTCATCATCAACACCGATTTGCATGCTGAGTTTCTCTGACAAGGCCGCGACGCCATCTGCGCTGATTCTCGCTGCGCCACCAGTGGCTGCGATGATTGCGTTTGTTTCGGCAGTTACCTTCTTCGCTTCATAGGCCTGTGATAGCAGGACTTTTGAGATCGCTGCTCCAGCGAGAGCCGCACCAGCACCAACCATCGCAAGAGATTTGAACGCTCTACCCATGTTGTTTTCAAGGTTCTTGACAACAAACGCACTCTTTTGCGTTCCGCCTTCAAGTTTCTTGAATTGTTGAATGGCTTTACTGATACCTTTACTGTCAAAAGTAGTGATCAGTGGAATGTTGATTGCCATTATCTGCTTCCAAACCTTCCGCTTGAATGCCGGCCTTGTGCTGATGCCCTTGCGCTCGATGCTTGATACTGCGAAACGCCACCAGAGGCACCAAGTTTTGCTGAAACTATTTGTTCTGCTTTTGCAATCTCTGCACGCAGGTCTGCTTCAACCATCTTGATGTTTGCACGCACAGTCGGCCACATTGTTCGTGAAGCGTTCTTGCCGTGCTTCCTGTTCAAGTTTTTTACAAGAGTCCCGTTTGGTGCGTTGTCATGCTTTGCCATGTCATAGATCATGGCCGCACCATTGCGTTGTGTGATTCGCAAGACAGGGAACGCTCCAGTGAAACTGTTCTTGCGTCCACCAACCTTCGGTTTGACGGCAGTGCGTACTTTGCCTGCAGTGTAAACAGGGTATGGGCCGTGACTGCGTTTTGTTTTTGTAGATAAAGTCATCAAGCCACGAAGCGTCCTGTTTGGGAACGCTGCCTTCACTTTCATCACAAGCGGATTGGCGGCCTTCTTCAGCCCTGCTTCAGTGGCTTTATACATCTCTTTGTCTATGTAACGCAACTCCTGCAAAACAGGCTGAAACGCTTTTACATCAATGTTGAACGAAAAATCAGCCATGACTCAAATCTATCGCTTTGCGTGTTGCTGTTTAGCGCGCCACTTCACAACTTGGAGCATCGTTTCAAGTATCGTTTCATCTTCCATCAAAAGTTGTGATGGTGCGATCCCCGATTCAATAGCCAAGAACGAGATCAGCCAGTGTGCGCTTCCTTGGCTAAAGGGGTTTCGCCCTCAACGGCAACATCGTTGTTGATGTTTACTTCATCAATCGTGCCAACCCAATCAGGGTCAAACGGTTTGATCTGTGGATTGTGACGCTTCTCTGCGTGCCATGCCAACCATGCGAGGTCAGTGAGGCGCAACTCTGTTTCAAACTTTGTGACGCTTCTGTTCCATGTGCGTTCAAAGCCAACAAAGTCGGCAAACGTTGCGGTGATGTCTTTTACGACGCCATCGTTGAAGGTAACTGCCATTTTGATTTTCATGTTTCGCTGCTCTTTCCTGATTGTTCTTACGATGTTGCCTTAGCGATAGTTCCACCAGTAAATGTAACTGATGTCATTGCGAGTTCACCAACCGCTCCTGCGACAGGAGTGTGCGCTGCAAGGTAAGTTCCTGTCAAAGTATATGCAGGATTAGTTGCAGAAGTAGTGGTGTTTACAGGTTTGACGATGACAGTTGTAGTTGTGCCAACTAGCGGATAAAGCGTTGCTTCAACATTCGCGGCCGCATAATCCTGTTGCAAAGAAACTTCGCAAGAAACATTCTGCAATCCACCAATGAACTTGTGTCCCGTGTCACCAAACGAAGTTGTTTCAACCGAATCAACTTCGTAATTTAGTGTAACGCTGTTTGTGCGTGTTGATACATCAACGCCACCAACAGACACAAACGCATCCTTGAGGACGATGACAGCCATCAGACAACTGCCTTGGTGATTGTGCCACCTGTAAAGGTCAGCGAAGTAGTTGAGAGTTCACCGACTGCGCCTGCAACGGGAGTGTGGGCCGCGAGGTAGGCGTTTGCAATCGTGTACGAAGGATTAGTTGCACTGACGCTGGAAGATGTTGGTTTGATCACAAGCGTTGTGACCGTTCCAACTAGCGGATAAACGGTTGCTTCAACATTAGAGGCCGCAAAATCTTGATTGAGCATTACTTCAACGCTCAGGTTCTGCAAACCGCCTGTGAAGGTATGACCTCCACTGCCCATCGCCGTTACTTCAACGGAATCAATTTCGTAGTTTACGGTCACGCTAGTTGCATGATCGCTCAACGCAACACTGTTTATTGTGATGCTGGCATCTTTGAGGACTAGGACAGCCATTTCAGTTCTCCTTGGTTTCTTGTTCTGTTTTGGAAGGCTTTGACACTACGGTTTGGATATGTCCACCATCAATCAACGCTTCAACATTCAAGCCAGAAGCTTCATCAATGCTGACGGTTTCATTTAGTTTGCCGAGTGTGCAGTTTTCGCTGAGGACTCTGTATTGCGCCATGTCAGTTCTCCTTTATGCATGAACTGTGAGTTGGTATTGAATTTCTAAGAACTGTGCATCTGCTTCTGAAAGACTCGTGACATCTGCTGCTGATGACAATAACACTGCCTGTACCACTCCACCGAGTGTTGCGTCGGCCTCTAATGCAGCGCGGATACTTGTTGCGCCTGATGCGTTCAAATATGCGTCAAGGTTTGCGTGTGCTGTGCGATCTGTGTATCTGCCAACAATCACATGCACTGTCCAGTCCATCACAACATCTCCGAGGCCCATTGAACGGTGATAGTTCACTTGGTTCAGTTCTGGATAGGCGAGAGGAGGGTTGAGTTGCTCTGGTTGGTAAGAGTAGGTTCGCAGACCGCTGACGGTTGCCAGTTTGGTTTTGATTGCGTCTGCTACTGCTAGAACTGATGCGGCCATTACGCAATGCCAACAATCCTGTATGGGTTCAACAAGTCACGCACATCAGGATCTACTGCACGCACTTGGACGGCCATATCAGCAAAGCCAACAACGCCGAGTGCTGCATTTAGCCGTGCAAAGCCTCGCATTGACAGCAGGACGCAGGCTTCACGGATGTCCGTAGGCACTGCATCCCATCCCCAAAAGGCCGTGACTTCAACCTGTGGCATGCTTGGAGTAAGCGTGATTGGGAATGTTTTACCGCCGACAGCAACGATGCGTCTGTACGGTTCTCCTGTAATAACTACATCGGTTGGCTGAAGTTGGTAGTCAACATTCTGTGTCCATGTTGTTTCAAATGTTCCATCGCCATTGTTATCTGTTTTGACAGTAACTGTTGCGTTGGCTATGTCTCTGACCGCAACATCGTAGATATCAACGGCAAACAACTTGACAGCAGTAGAAGAAGTCTTGTAGAACCATCTTCCGCAATAGCCATCTATGCGCCTTGATGCGCCTTCAATAGCGTTCTCAATCAAGGTGTCATCAGTGGAATCTGTCAAGCGTAACGCTGCTTTGACTTCAGCCAATGTGCAGTAGCCATTGGTGATTGACACAATTACGCCTTTTTGCGTTTGGCCGGTGGCGCGATAGAGGCACGCTCTTCTTGTGGTTCTGCTGTTGCAGTTTCTTTTGTCATCAGTTTGTGTTCAAAGCCGAGTTCACGCAAAGCGTCATCAACTGCTTTGATGCGTGCAGGAAGGTTGCGAGATGCGTATCCAGCACGCTCATGGAGTAATGCTTGAATGTTCTTGTTCATCGTGTCTCCAAAGGTAAAGGGAGGGCATACGGTTCAAAGGTATGCCCTCCCCAAACATTACATGAATTAGAAGGTCGGGGTGATCAAACCCGTTCCATTGATTTGCGCCCATGCATTGGGATAGCGGTTGGCAGTGAATGCCGAGTAACCATAAACAATCATGGTGACATCAAGTTCGGCGGCCTTCGGCTGTTCAAAGCGAAGCATCATTGGCTCACCAGAACCCTGTTCCCACAAGTGCAATTCTTGCGAGTTGCCGATGTAGATGGTGTCCTGATTAGTGCCAGCACCTTCAACGATGCTGATGGTTGCGTCAGTGAAAACAGGCAATCCGAGGATGCTGTAACCACTGTTGCCGTACAAAGGTGCTCCGCTTCCGTAAGCGTATGCAGGCTGACC